CCTACTACTGTAGCAATATCTCTAAGGTTTTTCTTGAAAAATTTCTTGAGACCCATTTAATGTTCCTTGGCTTTCTGCTTTTTTATTTCACGTTCTTGCATTAAAAGCTGTAGTTCGTGCCATCTGTAATATGTTTTATTGACGTCATCCCAAAACATGCCTTTGTAATCGTATAGCTTTGTTGTTGGATCACTCATTGTTAGTATTATTGTATATCAAACCTACCCATTTAAGAAAGTTTTTTTGATTATTATTATGCTTCATAAAGTTTACTCTTTTACACACTAATTGTATATTCTCTATATTATACAGACCTTCAGGGTCTATACGGTCTATAGATATGTTTGTGTCCCCTTCTACATCATGTGTTCTAATATGAGTCATTTCTACACCTGACAAAGCACATTTACCGCCTTGTTTAAGATAAAGCTTATACACTTCTTCTTTTGATATATCCCACTTATGCCCTTGTTTTTTACGACTGTATCTCAATTGTACAACTAAATTACGAACATAATTCTTAGGAGTACGATTAATTCTATGTTCAGCCTGAGCTTTTTTACACTTTAAACACTGACGACGTTTTTGTGTTCTATCAAAAAATATTAAAAGTTTGACTTTTTTACAATCACTACAACGACGGTTAATTTTATGGAGTTGTAACACTTACGGTGCCTAAACTAGCAGTAGCAGATAAACCTGCAGTAGTGGCATAAAATTGTGAAATAAATAAATCTCTCCATTCATTTCCGTCCCAGCACTGTAGCGTGTTAGTATTTGTATTAAATACTATAGTTCCTTGGTTAAAAAACTCTCTGTTTCTTTCTACTGTGTTTACTTGACGTGTATTAGAAGAATCAAATTCACCTAAGTTAAGCTCTAGTATTCTAATTAAACGATTGTATAATTCAGGTTTAACATCTAGCTCGTCACAAATAGGGAGTCGACTAGAAAGTAATTTACTCATCTTCTACCGTCGTTTCTAACATCAAGTCTTGTAGCTCCGAGTCTCCATCCTACATCGTCATTGCCTGTACCAGATGCATCATCGTCAGATTCTATTCGCAACACTGCTTGCCTAGATCTAGAACGAACAAAACTTTCTGTTGTAGTAGCTCCTACTTGAGTAGTGCTGTTTGTTGTAAGAGAGTCTCCTGGAAAATTTCTAGTTTTTAAAACTATGTTCACTTTACCTGCGTCAGAGTTATTAAGAAAACGTAAATCAGGGATGACTCTATTAATAAAAGCGAAATTTTCACCGTCTCCTATATCAAAATCCGCACTTTCTATAAACACATTAGTCATAGGAGAGCCATCATTATTGTATCCATACTCATGTTCATACAAATAACTATTACTGGTGGCTCTAGGGTAATTAACTGTGCCACGATCTATCCAAGCTGTTCTACTTAGATTACCATAAGACCAAACATCTTCGACATAGTTATAAACAACATATCTATCTATTTCATCACTACTGGCAGAAGGATAAAACCAACCTACTTCATTAAATTCGTTATTTGTAAAAGAGATAGTTTTAAAAGCTTGTGTAGAATTAAAATTACTAAACACATAAGTTAAAACACTACACGCTAATTTACGAACAGAACCATTATAAATATAAAAACTGTCGTAACCCATCCAGAACACACCGTTTGGTGCAGTGATTGCTGCGTTAGGTGAAACTAGTCCTGTGCCTTTATTTATTAAATTGAGACCAAAAGTAAATGGTGGTCCAATAAACTGCATAGAAAATAAAGCAGTATCTGTCCAAATTAATATTTCCTGCCTTGCTTTTACTGCACCGATAATAACACTACCTTCAGAAAGTCTTAAACTACCTGCAGTGTTTGCATTGGTTGGTTCAAAATCTAATGGATTTTCTTGATCACTAAATGCCACTAACATAGGATCACTTGTTCCTGTTCTAGCTGTTCCTGCATCGTTAATAGGGTCGCACCCTAACACAATAACATGTTTATCTTTTTCAGAAACTAAAGTTTGTAGCCCAATACTAGGGACTAAATTTGCTCCCGTTACATCTTTTAATTCATTGGCTCTTGTAGTAACTCCGTTGCTGGCTGTCCAGTAAAATATACCACCGTTTCTTGGGTTTATAATTAAATCTTGTCCAAAGTTATCATGAGACCAACTTCTTAACTGATTAGTGAAACTTAGTGAGCTTGTTGAACCATAAGCATTATACCCCCAACTACCAACACCAAAACCAGTAGAAGGAACATAAACATCTAAACCTACATTTAATTGATATGTGCCTACTGTACTAGAACCTCCATTACCTGTATCGCTTGAATTAGCTGTGACTGGGTTGCCAGAAGTGTTTTTAGCTTCTATAGTGTAAGAGTTAACATTAACTATAGTCGCTATTTCGTATTCTTGGTTTAATACAGAAGCTGTGATATTGCCTCCTAAACTGACAGCCCCACTAAATGTAACAAAATCTCCTTGGACAGCTCCGTTTGAGCTATCAGTAACGGTGATAGTAGAATCTCCGTCTCCGACTTTTGCAAAAGTTACTTGACCAGCAGATGTAACACGACGAATAGGAGTTATGTCGTAATACTCAGAACCTTTTTCTATATAATATTTTTTATTGGTTCCTAAACCTAAAAGTTTTGTTCCATCTAGTAGAATCCAACTATGTAGACCACGACAAGTACCTAAAAAAGTTTGATCATTATCTTTACGCCATCCACCAACTTTTTCTGGTCTTCCAGATTTAAACCTCACTAAATTTGAATCAAACCATCCTCCTTCAGTATCATAAGAAGTACCTTCTCTCATAATCCCAGGTTTAAAAACAAACTTACTTAATGGCATCCTATACCTCTGTCCAGTCTTTACCTTCAAACATTAACGCTTCGGCTTTTCTTCTACGCACAAGTCCATCTAAAACTTTTCCTCCAGCTTTATTCCATCTTTTAATTTGTGTTGGCACCTCTCCCATGTTATTAGCATTTACTACTTTTAACATAGTAGATCTATTAAGATTACTTGGTCCTAAGTTGTACGTCCAAGAAACTAGAGCATCAAATTGATTTTGTGTTAAATCTACTAGCACAGCTTTTTCTACGTGGTCACAATATTCTAAAAGTTCGTGTAACAACATAGACTCGGCTTCTTCTTGCTTTATTACTTGACCTTCTTGTACGTTTTTTGTGTGGCCATAACCTATTGTCCAAACACCAACAGCGTCTTGATAAGCTTCGAGCTCGCACCCTTCGAATTTTTTAATAAGGTTTATTCCTTCCTCGGATATGTTCATTAGATGGTTGCCACGCCTGTTAAGAAAGCTACTAATAAAGTTGCCATAAAACCAAAAGTTCCAAACATCGCCATTCTTAACATTCCTGTTAGATCGTTTATTTCTTTTTTGATTTCTTCTGTTTCTGCAAAAATAGTTTTCCATCTTTCCTCGCATCTTGCTTCATGAGTACGAAGATCTGCTGCTACATCATTAGCTGTTTTTCTAGTCGTCATTTTTATCTTCTGTAGTGTTAGAAGCACCAAAATAAAAAGATATGACAGCACTGGCTAATCCACCTAAATATCCTAACACTAAATTAATTAAGGCTTCAGAGTTTTGTTCAGGTGGTTGTAGTGTAACTAAAAATATGTACCCCATAAATCCACCAACCACAGCTATACCCATAATACGTGCAGTCCAGTCTTTACTGAATTTACCTCTGGCGTCTTGTTTATCTGCTGTTTCTAATGCAAAAATATCAACATCTAGTTCTTTCATTTGAATTTGAAACTCTTTTTCTGCGGTTTTTAATTTTAATAGTTGTTCTGGTGTGGCTTGTTGAATCGCTTTGTTTATAGACTTAGTATCTTCTTTGCAACCCAATGTTTCACATATAACTTTGGTTGCTATCCCACCTAATGGACCACCTATTGCTGTACCAAGTGTAGGTGCTATACTACCAACTACATCTTTAATAATGTTTTTTAACATAATCGTGTCTCCTCAAAAATAGTATATCATATCATGAACTTTGTTTAATATAGGTAAGCTAATCTTTACGCTGGTCATCTCTGTCAGCTTTTGCTAATTTATCTATGTCGACTAAATTAGGAACACCTAGTAAAGTTTTTAACAATACATCTTGTCTTATGCTTTGGTTGTCCATCGCTCTAACTCTATCAATCAAACTCACTATAATTCCATATTGTGAATCTAGTTTTGTTGTAACTCGTTCTTCCATTGTGTCTAAACTAGCTTGTACTTTATCATCTAAAGTTTCAAGTTTAGTCTCCATCCCATCAATAATTCTATTAATGAGTTTCCAAATAAACAGTCCAAGCCCTAAAGCTGCAGCGATTGGAAATCCAACTTCATTAATTAGCTGGACTGTTGTGTCCATTTACTTTTTAAAGTTAGATATAACTTTTTTCCAAAGCTCAGGTTTAAATTTTCTCATAGATAGTGCAATAACAAGCACCATTATGCCTAATGGTATTAATATGTCCATTATTTAGTTTCCTCAGTAGGGTCTTCAAAAGATTGTTTAAAAGCTTGCTCGAACGTATTGTAAGAAGCATTAACTTGATCCATCTCAAAATTAAGACGACCCTGTTTATTTTTTAAATCAACAATTTGTCTGTATAAATACAGTTGTTGCTCATTGAAGTCTTTAACCTCTAGCTCTTTTCCGTCTAGTGTTACTTTTCCTTCGCCATCTTGCATAATTTTTCTCCTAATATTTTGCTAGTATTATTATAAACTAGTTAGCTGCAATATACGCTTTTCCTGTAGCAATCGCATCTGTGTAGCTAGACTTATCTGATGAGTCTCCTACCACGTCAGGTGTTTCATCATTTTCATCTACTGGCTCATAAGCCAAGATAATTTCAAGATGGTCTACATTTTTTTGTACGGTTTCATTTATCTCTGCTTGAGTCCATGTAGAAGCTACTACATTTCCTTCTTTGTCATTAGATGCTCCTGCGTATATTGAATTAGTACCTTTAGTGTTAATGTCATTAATAAGCGTTACGCTATCGGTTGCTGCTGTTAATACTTTTGTTACTGTTTGTGTCATTTTATTTTCCTAGTTGTGATTTAAGTGTTTCAACTTCTGCTGAAAGTTCTTGTATAGCTTTTACAAGCAAAGGTATTAAAGATGCTTCTCCAACTCTTTGTCTGCCATCATTATCATCTTCTGACCATAAATCAAAGCCATCTTTAAAATTATATTTGTCTATGGTCTCTTTTACTTCTTGGGCTATAAAACCATGATTGTATTTACCATTCATTACTCTTTCTTCTGTATCCATATGTGCTTTCATTTCTTTAGGCACATCTTTTCCTTTTTTCCATCTAAAAGTAACTGGTCTTAATTCATTAATAAAATCTAAACCTATTTGCTCATCTTCAATTTCTTCTTTTAGCCTAACATCTGAAGGTGCTGTCCATGTAGTTGCACCATGTAAAAGCTGTGAATCAGTTGTACCTCTACCTAAAAGAGTTGCATCGTTAGAACCGCCTGATAGTGAATAACCTATAACTGTTGCGTATGCTCTACCTGAAGCACCAGCATCACATAGAGTACCAATAATTACGTTCTGCCCACCAGTAGTTAAATCATCACCTGCTGCGTAACCAATACAAGTATTGTTTGCTGCTGTTGTCACAGCATTTGCAGCACTTCTACCAAGAGCAGTGTTTTGAAACCCAGTGGTAGCTGAACTTAAAGCACCCTGACCAAGTGCTGTGTTATTGTATGCTGTGGTGTTAGAACCCATTGCACCTTGACCAACTGCTGTATTGTTTGTTCCAGTGGTATTAGGATATAAAGCTTGAAAACCTACTGCCACATTGTTATTTGCTGTTGAATTATTATTTAAAGCCTGTACACCGATTGCAACATTTTGTGAGCCTGTGCTGTTTGATAACATTGAGTTTAATCCAATAGCAACATTATTTGCA